GTATGTTCCAGCACCTGAGAACTGATAAAAGATAACAGGAGTTGTGCCAATTGTTGTGACCTTATCAACAATGACCCAGCCTGTGTTGTCGTTTACTGTTCCGTTTTGAACGAAGAAGAAGTCGCCGCCGTTGAGTTCTGCAGTTGAATCTGCATCTGTTGCGCGGGTTAGGACTGTCCTTGCAGAGTTGATTGTGTAAACGCCGTTATTGGCAGTTGCTACCTCATCCTTAACAATAATACGATCGTTTGTAGCAAGTGTGTATCCATCAAGAACTGTTAGTGCAACAGACAATGTCAGAGTTGCTCCAACACCAGCAGTTCCGTTGTTATAAGTAACTGTTCCGCCTGTTGTGACTGCAAGCGTTGTTGTTGTTGCAGCCTGGACAGGATCGTGAATGTTTAGACCTTGCGCTACAGAATCTACATAGCCCTTGTTTGCAGCATCGCCATCTGCTGATGGATCGGCAAGGCCTGTGATCTTGTATGAACCCCAAGGCACATTTGCAGTTGGCACTGCAAGAGCAGAAATATTAATTGCAGAGTGTGCTGCGTTATTGTGTGCAGGTGTTCCGTGATCGTGATCGCTTCGAGCAACTGTTGATCCGCTTCCGTTGCTCGATGATGCACCGAATGTTGTTGATGCAGTTACATTTCCAAAGCCAGGGCCAGCGTGTGTGTGGTCATCGCGTGATGGCGCAGTTCCTGATCCAGCAGCAGCGCTTCCTGTGATGGATACGGCCTGTGGAGATGTGTTAGAAAGAGAAGGAGTTCCGTGAGTGTGATCTGCACGAGAGAAGTTGGTAGATGTTCCGTTAGCGCTTGATCCACCGTAAGTTGTTTGTGCTGACACAGACCCGAAGTTGTTAATCTGTGTCCAGGTTGAGCCATCATCAAAATAAAGCAGGTAGTTATCGGTTGCGTAATACAAACGACCAGCAACACCAGCAGCAGGTCGAGCAGCAAGAGTTCCATAGATAACTTCTGATTCGTTAAGAACATTCACCCATGAGTTGTTGTCATAGAAATACAACGCGTTGTCGCTTGTGTTGTAGTAAATCTGTCCAGGGATCGGTGATGCTGGTGCGGTTGCGAGGTTTTGAATAACCGCATTGGAAAGTTCGTTCTTGTTGAGGTCAATACCTACGAGAAACTTGCGTGACATTTCTACTCCTTAAATCACATAGGCTACGCCGCTAAACGCGCCTGTGAAAGTGATAACCATGGTGTTGAGACTAGGATAACTGAAAGTGCCTTCGCATTGCGTTCCCGCAGAATCTAGAACTACTGCGGTTGGGTTGCCGTTTAGGTTGTGATTGAGTGTCCAAACCGAGGCTGGGGTGTTTTGCGTGTGAACATAGAAAATGTCCGCAGGGTTAAAAGTTCCCGCAGGGCCTTGAGGGCCTGGCGATGTGACTGAAACGACTGGTTGTTCATTTATAACGGTGATGTTTGGGATTATCGGCTGGACAATTACCTGATCAGACACGGGTCACCTCCGCTGATACTTCTGCAATACCCTGGATCAAGCGAGTAACGATCCCTGTTCCAGGTGCAGTGATTTCTAAATCATAGAAATAATTACCTTCATCAATTGCGCTGGTTTGTTCATTCGTTGCATGTAATTCAAGCGTTCCTGCCGTACCGTCAATTGTTATTCCATCGCCTGTTGTTAAAGTTAAAACTGCAATGGGAGAGTTTGGGAAAGACCGCAACTGCATCGCTGCTGAATAGCCAGTAATGTTTACAGGAGTTCCATCAGGTTGATCATAAGTGACATTAAAAAACCAGTCAGCGCCCTGATTAATAACGATGTTATAAGCAACGCTCATTTATGCCCCTTGCGCAATCTCAGTTGGCGTAATCATAGCGCTTTTACAACTAGAGCAATGCGTGAAAGACTTCGGCATTGGCAATCCGCACTTGGGACAAGTGTTAGAGATTGCATTGAAATAGTTGCTTACCGTTACCTTGCCAAGTAAATCAGAAAAGCCCTGAACCATCGCATCAATTCGGTCAGGCGATTTAGGATCATCAGGAGTCCATACGGTCATTTGATCCTCAAGTTGCGGATAAGCCCCGACATGGTGGATACGGCCCTGTTCATACATCGCCGCAACTGGTTCTGCCCGAAGGCGCTTTCCAATATGGGCGCGAATCTCACGAATCGGCAAAGTTGTCCGCACTTGCTTTAATACTGCGCTCACCATGTCGCCGCCTTGATTAACTTCCACCAGGATCGCATCGGCTTTGTGTGTATCGAAGGCATCCACCGCTTTCTTAGCCCATTCCAAAGGCGAACCTCGGAAGGAATAGTCAGCGATTACATAACCTTGGCCTGATGAATCCGATCCACAAACAATAATGCCTGTTTCATCCGATTCAGAAGTGTTTGTAACGGCTGGGTCAACCGATACCACAATCCTGCTCAACGGTGGGGCTTCGGCCAAGCGTGTGCGATCAATCAAACCGCGTGTCCATAGCGCACCCTCAACATCCTCAAGAATCTCACCATAAAGTTCCTGGCGGCCCAGGCGTGTTCCGTTGTATCGAGCCTGGAATTGGGCGAGCGCTGCTGGGGCAAGGTTGGCTGCGTTATCAAAAGTCGATCCGCGTGTGATTACAACTGAATCATCCTTGCGGTTTACAAGTTCCCGAATCAATTGCACAGGCTTTGGGGTAGTTGTGACGATAATCCGAGGTTGCTCTCCCAAGCGCAGACCAAACTGAAGTTGATCCCAAGCATCGGGGTAGCGATAAGCGGCTAACTCATCACACCAAGCACCGTGATGTTGTGGGCCACGGAAGCGCTCAGGCTCATCAGCCGAGAACAGTTTCATTCTTGATCCGTTGGTCAGAACGATTTCGCCAATGGATCGGTTGTAATGTTTCAGCATTGAATATCGGCGCAAAACAGAAAGAACTCCCGATTCACCCTCGGCGCAAGTATCTCTAGCGTCAGAGAAGGTCGGTGCTACTATCGCCCAGCGCGTGTTCGGTTGACGAATCGCTTCCCAGGCTATCCATTCCGCTGCCGTTCTCGTCTTGCCCGCTCCACGGCCCGCCATGTACAACCAAATCGACCAGTTCCCCTTCGGCGGTAATTGTTCCGCTCTCGCTTGTTCCACCTTCCAGCGCCATCGGCTGGCCATGATTAGCGTTTCTGATGATTTCAACGATTCTTTCAATTTCGCCGTCAATATCTCTGTGTCCGTCAAATGTGGTCACCTCCGCTTGCACCTTTTGGGCTGCATCTAGTCCGAGTAATTTAGCCCTTCTTTCCATCAGCCGCAGGATCGTGTTGATTGCACGATCATCGCCCTTCATCGCCCTTGGCCACACCGCAACCTGAAGCCGATCCAAGCGATCAATCTCCTGCTGGCGAACCTCTTCGGCTGGCTCTTGGAGAACCCGCTTCACGGCCCGCTTATAGGCGGCGTAAGCCCCTGTGGGATCGGCGTAGCCCACTTCCACGGCTATCTTTTGCCAAGTTAACCCCGCCCTGCGTAGTTCCAGGACTTTGACTTCCCGATCGATTACTTCGGGATCAGGTTGCTTATTTTGATTGGCCATGGTTGGAAAGATTACAGGTCAAACTGACGCATTACAACTACGGCAGAAGGGAATGGGGCTGCGTTGGGTTGATCCCCAAAGCGAAGTCTGCCCCTGATAAAGCGCACCTCGTGATGGATACAAGAGTTGTGCCACCAGTTGGTATCGGTTCGGGATGGGACAAGGCACACGATCGCCCCTGGGCCTCTTTGGGCTTCTTGATCGGCTTTGCGCATCCAATCTTTTATTTGGCGGCCGTAAGGCGGATTGAGAAAGATGTTCTCCCCTTGGGCATCAAACTGCCAGGAACGCATAAAGGCATCCTGCATAGATGGATCGTGATGGTCAGGGCCATACCAAAGATTACACAGGGCAGATGAAGCCAAGGCAGCCGCATCCAAGCCAAAGTTGAACTCTTTATCCAGCGCGGCGTAGAAGTCTTTGGGGGTTGTCCAGGTGTCATCCTCAGATGACTTGTAGACCGTTCCTTTATAGAAGCCCTCGCTCATACCTCGCCTCGAATCACTTTCAGGATCATTCTCAGATTACAAGTGCAAGGTTGATCGCCAAACCAAGAACAAGTTTGTCCTTCATCGTGAAGTTCCAGTCCTTGTATCTCTGCCGCTATCTTTGCCCGAAGTTCCTGTTCTTGCATTTCGCCTCCTATAAACTTGCGTTGCCCCGACTCAACTTTGAGGGGCGGGCAGAAAGGTTAAGTTCCCGCCCCCACAAAGTTTCCCTCATCCCTGGATAAGTTCTGCGCTCTTACCTGTGAACTTCTCCCAGCGTTCCAGGATCACATCGCAATACTGAGGATCAAGTTCGACCATTCTGCATTTGCGATTTGTCTGTTCTGCCGCGATAAGTGTCGATCCCGAACCCCCGAATGGATCAAGAACAACATTCCCAGGCTTGCTTGAGTTCAATAGCGAGCGCTGAACAAGTTCAATGGGCTTCATAGTTGGGTGCAATTCGCTGCGGCTTGGGCGTTCGATTTCCCACACATCAGATTGCTTTCGATCGGCTACTTCCACCAGGCGTGGGCCGTCTGCGTTCCAGCCATACCAAATTGGCTCATATTGAGTGTGATAATCCTTGCGGGAAAGAACCAAGCGATCCTTTGC